TTTGGTATTCCTATGGAGGGTTATACATATTTCTTTACGTATGAAGAAACACTAACTCACCAACAACGAGACTTTTGGCAAATGCCTTGCTCGCTAGGTGTCGACCTTTCGCAAGGTGATGACTTCTGTGCATTCACATTCTTATTCCCGTTTTCGAATTATTCTTTTGGGATTAAAACTGTTAGTTATATTACGTCCTTAACTCTTATGAAACTTCCAGGCGCAATGCGCCACAAATATGAACAATTCATAAGTGAAGGAAGTCTTCATGTTTTAGAAGGAACTGTTTTGGATATGATGGAAGTCTATGACGACTTAGATCAATTAATTATGGCTAATAACTATGATGTTAGATGTATAGGGTTTGACCCATACAACGCAAAAGAATTTATAACCAGATGGGAATCCGAAAATGGTCCATACGGTATTCAAAAAGTTATTCAAGGTGCTAAAACAGAATCGGTTCCTCTAGGAGAATTAAAGATTCTATCTGAAGAACGAAAGTTAATATTTGATCAAGAGTTGATGTCTTTTGCTATGGGTAATGCCGTAACATTAGAAGATACGAATGGTAATAGAAAACTTCTGAAAAAAAGAAGTGAAGAAAAAATCGACAATGTCGCTGCTTTATTAGACGCATACGTCGCTTATAAAGCACACAAAGAAGCATTTGAATAGGAGACTAAAATGAACAATTTTAATAACGTAGACAATTACCTTGAACACGTTGGTAAAAAAGGTATGAAGTGGGGTAAGCGTACATTTGGCACAAAGGGAAATAAACCAACTGAAGCACAACAAAAGAATAGAAAAAAAGCTAAAGTTGTTGGTGGTGTAGCTATTCTAGCAGGCACTGCCGCAGCAGGAGTTGTTTTAGGTAGGCGAGGAAGAATTAAAATTTCAGACGCCAATAAGCTAGCAAGCGCTAAGTCAGCTAAACTTGTAAATGAAGTCGGTTCGTTCTTTGTTAAAAACAACGTAGATAAACTTGTATTGGCAGCTAACGTACGAGATATTGCAGAAGGGATTTACTAAATGAATAATTTCAATAGTGTAGAATTATATTTAGAACATGCTGGTAAAAAGGGTATGAAGTGGGGCGTTAGACGGTATAACCGAGCACAAAACCAGGTTAACGTCGGTCAAGGAAAAGGTAGTATTGGACAAAAAGCTAGAGCTTACGCTGGCGTTGGTGTTATTAGTTTAGCTAAAAATAAAGGTAGCTTTAAAAAAGCATCGCTAGCTAAAGGAAAAGCATCAATTGCTCGTAACGATAGAGTTCAAAACGGAAAAGCTTCAATCGCTGATAAACTTAAATATGCTGGCGGAACAAAGTTTAGTGATCTTATGCCAACTAGTAGAAGTAAATCAAGTACTAAATCTTCTATTGGAGCCGCAGTAGGAGCGGGAATTTTATTAAACGTAGGTTTAGCGGTTCTAAAAGCAAAGAGTAGTAGTTAAATAATTGTAAACGTCAATTAAAATTAGGAGGTGATGATACTTGGCCATTTTAGATAAATTTAAAAAAGCATGGAACGCCTTTCAAAATTATGAACAGGAAAGTTTCGATTATAACATAGGTCCTACTAGTACGTATCGTCCAGATAGAACTAGGCATTTATTTTATAACGACAGATCAATCATTACAGCCATATATACTCGTATAGCAATTGACGTTGCAAGCGTAAAATATAAACATGTGGTTGTTGATAAAGTCGGTAGATACTCGAAAGATAAAGAAAGTTCCTTAAACGAATGTTTAACACTCGAACCAAATATAGATCAGTCACCAAGAGCGTTTAGACAAGATTTAGTAATGACTTTATTTGATAAAGGCGTTGCTGTTATTGTTCCAGTAGAAACAGGCTCAAATCCTAACACTAATGAAAACTACGATATTTACTCAATGCGTGTTGGAGAAGTAGTGCAATGGTACCCAAAGCATGTTAGAGTTAATGTTTACAATGAAGCTAAAGGTCTTAAGGAAGAAATAACCTTACCTAAAAGAAATATTGCTATTGTTGAAAACCCGTTATACGCAGTTATGAATGAGCCTAACTCAACATTACAGCGACTTTTGCGAAAATTAACACTATTAGATACCGTTGACGAACAGTCGAGTTCTGGTAAGTTAGATTTAATCATTCAGCTACCATACACTATCAAAACTGAAGCCCGCAAACAACAAGCGGAGCAAAGACGAGAAGATATTGAATTCCAACTTAAAGGTAGTAAATACGGAATAGCATATACTGATGGAACTGAAAAAATAACTCAGTTAAACAGGCCTGCTGAAAATAATCTATTGAAACAAGTAGAGTACCTAACACAAATGCTTTATGGTCAACTTGGTATTACTGAGTCTATTATGAATGGTACTGCTGATGAAAAAGCAATGCTTAATTACTTTAATAGAACGATAGAACCAATTCTGGAATCGATCATTGAATCACTTGAAAGAACTTTCATTAACAAAAAAACAGAAAGTATTAAATATTTTAGAGATCCGTTTAGGTTAGTTCCTCTTACCGAGATCGCTCAAATAGCGGATACATTTACTCGTAATGAAATTTTAACATCTAATGAAATTCGTGGCTATTTAGGAATACCACCGTCATCTGAACCTAAAGCTGACACGTTGAGTAATCCTAATATGCCGCAACCAATGGACCCAAATATGGCGGTTGATCCTAATGCTGGAATTGATCCTAATGCTGGAATTGATCCTAATGCTGGAATTGATCCTAATGCTGGAATTGATCCTAATGCTGGAATTGATCAACCATTAGATATATCCACAGACCCTAGCGTCGCATACATTAAGCCGCAATCGTTAGACGTATCAACAGACCCTAGTGTCGCTTATATTAAGAAGGCTTAGGAAGCATTATGAAGCTAGTTCTTGTTATTTGGCATGATGCGCATGCTGGTTCTGGTTCATGGGAATATTTAAATGATTTAGAAGACGATGGTGACTATGTCGTTAAATCTGTTGGATATTTAATTGATGCTAAAAAATATGGTAAAAAAAAGCACACGTCAATAGCGCAGTCTCTTAGCGAAGTTGATTGTTTAGACTCAATTTTACACATACCAAACGCAATGGTTCAAAAAATAATAAATCTCGTTGAAGAACCGGAAGTAACAAAAATACAACAGATTTTTAAACAAAAGACATCTCTATGAAAGGAATAAAAACAATGGCAAACTATGATTTTAGTGGTTACGCTACTAAAGCAGGCCTGCGTTGTACTGATGGTAGGACAATTATGCCTGGCGCTTTTAAGCATCAGGATCAAATGAAAGTTCCACTAGTATGGCAACACGGCCATAATGATCCAGAAAATGTGCTTGGGCATGCTATTCTTGAAAATCGAGAAGATGGTGTTTACGCATATGGATATTTTAATAGCTCAGTAAAAGCCTCACATGCTAAAGGTTTACTTGAACATGGTGACATTAATATGCTATCAATCTGGGCAAATGAATTAATTGAAAAAGCTGGTCGCGTACTTCACGGCGCAATTCGAGAAGTGAGTCTGGTTCTTTCTGGAGCTAATCCAGGAGCAATTATAGAAAGTGTAACTATTCGGCACTCAGATGGCTTTGAGACTCAACTTGAAGATGAGGCTATTATTTATACAGGTATTGAATTGTTTCACTCAGTTAACAAACAAGAAATTAATATTGTTGAAGAAGCAGTATTGACACACAAATCAGGAGATGCTAATATGGCAGATAAAGCAGATATGCCTAATAAGACAGATGCGGCTGCAGCCGGTTCAGATATGACCGTTCAAGATATATTTGATACTTTTAGTGAAGAACAAAAACAAGTAGTGTACTTCCTAATCGGTCAAGCCGTAGAAGATAGTCAAGGCGAAGCAGCAACAATGGCCCAAAGCGGGTTAGATGATGACGCTAGCGCACAAGAAGTTTATGAATCACTAAACGAACAACAACAAGAGCTCTTTAATGCACTCTTTGAAGATGCACAAGAAGAAATTAATCACGCAAATACGAAAGGTATGGAAATGTCAAATAACATTTTTGAAAACAACAACAATAAGGCACAGGCTGCTATTTCTCACGCTGATTTGCAGGGTATCGTTGCTGACGCCTCAAAGGGCGGATCGCTTAAAGATGCAATTGAGTCATATGCATTATCACACGGTATTACCGATGTTGATCAGCTATTCCCAGAAGCTACTGCACTTGATGCTGTTCCAGAATGGCTTAAGCGTCGTACAGAATGGGTCACTAAGTTGCTTGGTGACACCCGTAAGAGCCCATTCAGCCGTATTAAGACCATGCATGCCGACATCACGCTTGATGATGCCCGTGCTAAGGGTTATGTAACTGGCGACTTGAAGAAGGAAGAGTACTTCGGCGTGTCAAAGCGCATCACGACTCCTACTACCATCTACA